CTAGACATTCCAGTAAACCCAGTTGGAATAATAGGGGTACCAGTAGAGCCAGGCGATAATGTAAAGGGCCTTGAGTACGGACGCTGTACTTAACATGACCATAGAAATGACGTTGAGCAGGGTGACAAACAAAGCGAACACAGCCACGCGTGGGGTTGCGTGACGCCAGGCAAACCTCACGCCATACGCTGAGGAGGCAATCACTCCTGACTCCAGCAATAATCCGAGGGGGAAGGGCAGCCGTACAAACGAGACCAGCAGCGGCAAAACCAACACCCAGCCGGCTACTTGGCACAGGATGATTTTGGGTGTGGCTTTTTTGGTGTCCAGCATTGCCATGTTTCCGAACTCTGGGCCGATGAGCCTACATTATCGTGAGGTGTTGCCGGTCTTCCTGTAAGACTTTGCTTGGGCGTACCTATCGCTCCTGCTGTAATACTTTTCGCGCTGCGAATGCCAGAAACCCCGAGCAGCTTTTTCCTGTGGATGATTCAACACGTATTCAACGATGCGATTCAACAGATAGCCGAGCAGCAGATGAGTGCTGGAGACTAAATTTTAGGCATAAAAAAACCGGTCACCAAGGACCGGTTTTTTGTGCAGCCTCCGCCAGAAACCCCTGACGCAAGTGCAAATCTGAGTGGAGCGGGTAGAGGACTTGTGATCGCTCACGGATTACGTGGCCTGTAGGGGGTTTCATCGTTTCACCATACAAGCGCCCATACAGAACGCCTGGGGCTGTAGCGGATTGCCCAGCCCCGTAGCGATGAAGTGCCGGCGCTTATTCGTCGGCGTTGGCTTGTTGGTTTCGGGCGGCTTTCTTGTCCTCGATCCACTGTTCAATCTCAACGGGATCGAAGCGGCACCGGGCGCCCCGTGCGTCACTGCTCTTGATCGGCGCCGGGAACGTCTTGTCACGAACCCGCAGCTTGTTAAGGCCGGACACGCTTTGCATACCCAGCATCTTGAGAACTTCTTTGTTGCCCACCAGGGCGGTGTGTTGTTGGTTCATAGGAATGCCTCGCCATTCTTTTTCTTTAGGGTTTCGATAACGTTTTTCGCCCACTGATCACGGGAAACTCCTTTATCTCCTATCCAGTGCGTTTCGCCGCCCGGGTGGTACGGCGAACCTATATAAGGCCCTGCGTAGACTCCGCGCAGCCTGATTGCTGAGGTGTTAACCCCGGTAGTACAAACTACCAAGTAGCCCGTTTTGGTCGGCAACACCCAGCTGTCGGAGCCGAAGGTAAGTTGGTGCTGCTTTTTTCTTTTTGGTCCGCGAAGCACTTTCTGAGGGATGATGGCTCCCCGCTTGTAAAACCGTGCGCGACTCAAAAGTGAGTCGAATTCCTGCACCACATCTGCGTTTGTATTGTCCATGGGAATACCTCGCCACGCCGTTGCCGGGTGGATTTATTGAAGGGGGAGGGGTTACAGGTTTTGCGGGTTGAGTACGGATGTACTCCTATCGGGATTTGAGTAACTCGCGCAACTGAGCGTCGGCGGCTTGCATGTCGGCCATCGAGCGAAAACCGATGTTGATGGCGTACTTTCCGCCGCCGGATTCAGTCGTGTAGAAACCGGTGATGAGCACGTCCACCGCTACCGGCGCGGGCTGCTCGACCCTTACGCCGATATCCTTTAGATCATTCAGTGTGTGAGCCCTGCGCTTGCTCACTAGCGAAATGTCTACAAGGTTTACTTCGGTCAGGTGGCCTTTAGCAGCATCGAACACCAATATAGGCTTTCGCCCTTCCTCCGAAGCACAGCCAACATTCTCAATGGTCACGCCCGCCCCTACTCTCAGCGGCGCGCCTTCGACTTCAGCATGGTCGTTGCTCCAGTGCAAAAAATCACCGCCGCCATCTCCTTCTGACTTATAGCCTTCAGGGTTTAAGACCACACCCTTCTGTTCGCCGCCAGCGTTGTGAGCGAAATTCGCGGGCGCATCCAGCAGGGCGCGCAGCTTCTTGACCCACTGTTGCACTTCACCGCTTGCAGAACCTTCGGCGTAGCTGGCGAAGTTCTCCAGCAGCCCACGCGGCACGCCGTCAATCGTTTGGTTGGTGGTCATGGCTTGGCTACCTTTTCTGGCACTGATGCTTCTGCCTCGGTGCGGAACTTGATCGGTGCGTCATCGCCATGGCGGCCCTCCGTCCAAGTGATGCGCTTGCTGCAATAGCACCCCGTCTGCTGCGACAGGTCGAAGTTCTGGCGAAAGCCCATGTCGATGCCGGTCATGCCGTGCTGGCGCGCCAGGGCGACTACAGCCTGGGCAAACGCGATGTCGTGATCAGTAATTGCTGTCATAAATCACCTAAAATCAGTTGTGCCAGTGCCAGCAGGCACCAGCAGTAGGCGGGGAGTTGGGCTCAGTACGGCACGCATTCTTTGCAGTTCGCCGTCCAGCCCTTGTTGCCGCAGCCAGTGCAGACGTGTTCATCCTTGGCGGGCTCTGCTGGTTTGAGTGCGGCTTCAGTAACCTGAGCAATATTGGCCATGTCGGTTTTCAGCCGCCAAAGACTTTGGCTGATGTGCGACTTTGATGCCTTAGCGTTAATCGTTTGTAACAACCCCTCCAGCACATCCGCCCGCTCATCCGCTACGGTCAGCAGGGCTTGCAGGGCGTCGATCTTGGCGCGCTGGTCGCAAACAATCTGCCAGTGCTTGGTGATGCCCTCTTTCAGCCTGGCGGTTACCTGGTCGAAGTCGGCGCCCAACACAACGTTGATTCTCCCCAGCGCAGAGCCTTCAACAAGCCCGGCCTCGGTTACGTGGTATCGCTTTACCTCACTCATGATTCTTCTCCCGTGCGCGCAGCTCGGCCATTTCCGCCTGCCGGGCCTTGCTGCATTTGTCGTGGTTGCCGTGGGCGCGGGACTTCCCGAACTTGTCACAGATGGTCTGCAGATCCAGCGGACGCATCGGCGCGCCGCGTATCTTGGTGGTGCGGCGTAGGGCGGTCATTGATCACCTCCAGTACGTAACGCCGTCATTGCAGGCCCAGCCGGTTTTGCCGGGCGTGTAGGTCGAGACCATGCCGCCCTGGCCATTGGCAGTGATGCCATAGCCGATAGAGGTGCTACCGGACGTTTCGCCGACCTTCTTGCAGTCGTGGGTCTCGCGGAACTCCTGCCAGCGCTCTCCGTCTTTAACGATCAGATAGCCAGCCAGCGATATGGCCAGGACGAAAGCGCCAATGGCGCAGCACTCGCCGAGGGTCATGGTTTTGCAGCCTTGAGCAGTTGCTGCCCGATGATGCGCAAGCGGCTGCGAATCTGGCTTCCATCGCTCTTGATGGCTTTGCGCTCGTCCAGCAGTGCGGCCATGGATCGAATGGCGCAATCCTCGACTTCGATATATTCGTCGCCGTCCCACTCGCGGCAGGTGTCGACGGCGTGAAGCCAGCCGTGCCAGACAATGCATTCCCCCAGGATGAGGTCGTGCACGTCGCCGGAGTAATAGCGGTCCCGGTATGGCTTGAGGTCTACATAGGCGTCTTGGTCGGCGTGAATGTCCCGGATTGCTTGGTGGTTAGCCCACATGGCCGTTCGGTGTTTCGCGTAAGCAATGGCAAGTTCTTCCAGGCGTTCGGCGATGGTTTTCATCACGCCCCCTTCAACATATCAATAACGATCTTGACGCCGCTGGCCCTGCTGGAAGGCTGCGCGGCTGCGTACCGGGTCAGGTCTGCTATGGCCTTGGTCCGCGTCGGCTCGCGCCGGATGGACGCGCCCAGAGCCTGCACGAACTCGACGGCGTAGCGCTTGCCCTCCAGCTCCATGACTCGGTTGATAGGGCCGGTGATGACCAGTTCGGGTAGCGGCTCGCTGGCCAGGACTGGCGGGAGAAGCTTGGGTTTCGGCTTGGGAGCCTGAAACTGGCGGTCGAGCGCGTCCGCCAGTGCTTTAAATGCTGTGGGGTTCATGGGCACTTTCCTCTGGACAAGAGAAAGGCGCCCGCAGGCGCCTGGTGGTGTTGCGGGATGGGTTTAGGTCACGTCGGCCAGGGTGGCGATCACGTAGTACGAGTGCTCCAGCGCGGTTTCGCCTTCCTTCTCCAGCTTGATCACGCCGTTGTCGAGCAGGCGCATCAGCAGGGTTGCGGCCTTGTCGCTGTCGATGGCCAGTCGGCTCTGGATCCACGACGCTTCAAAGTGCCCCTTTGGCGCCTTGAGGACGATCAGTTGGGCCGCGTCTTCGTAGGTGAACTCGCCGAACTCTTTGCCCAGTTCTTCGGGCATTGGTCGATCCACACCGCCACCGGTAGCTGGTGAGGTCGTCGCGATCAACTCGCGACCGCCGTTCGTATCCATTTCCGTGACGATTCCTTGCGTTTCCATCCACTGGATCATGCGGGCTGCGCGGTTATAGCCGACCTTGAGGTGTCGCTGCACGGCGCTGATGCTTACACGCCGTGTCTCTGTGACGAACAGCACCGCCTCGACGTACAGCGGGTCTTGGTCATCGCCTACAAAGACGTCATCGCCTTCCGGCTCATCTGGTCCGCTGCCACCTGCGAACAGGCTTCCAGTCAGGTCGCTTACGTGCAGTGGCAGGTCAGGTTGATCACGGTCAGGCTGTATGAAGTCCAGGCCGTCGTCATAGTCGGTCGGCGCCAGCACCAACAAGCACATCTTGCCTGGAACCTTTGCCAGCGCTCCGCCGTTCGGGTCGTTGGCATCAATGTTCGCAGTGATGGTGATCGCCTTTTCCTTGAACTTGGCGTCGATCACCTTCACCTCAACGACTTCCACGTTGCGCGAGCTGATGATGTTGATCGCCGTATGCGCGGCCTCGGTTGCGCTCTTGGTGGCGCGGTCGATAACTTCCTGCTGGCAACCTTCGTTCAGCTTGGCCCACGGGGAGTGGATGTTCTTCACTTCGAACAGGACCATGTTCACCAGGTCATGCACCAACAGTTCGTGAGCGATGTAAGACGGCGGCAGGTCCATCTGTTTGGCACGTTCAATGATGTCGCGGTGTTCAGTCTTCATGGGCATTCCCTCAGTGCTTGGCGATTCGCTCAAGGTGTTGTTGTTGAAGCGGGGTCAGGTTGGTGTGCGCGGCGTAACGCTTGAAGCTGGCGCGCATGTTCTCGACGAAATCCAACTCCCAGGCCCCGCTGGCGTGCAGCTCAGCGGAGGTCAGGATGGAGGCGAACTCCTCGACACTGTCGTAGATGTCGAGGATTGATTGGGCTGTCACGCGGCTACCCGGACGAGGCGAACCCCAGGGGCGTTGAAGCTGGTGCCCTGCTCAGCAACCAGAGCATCGAGCACTTCCCACTTGACGGTCAGCACGGTGACGGGCACTTGGCCGGCGGCGACGGCCTGCACCAGGGCTTCCAGGTCGAACACCTCGGCCTGCATTGCCTGGGCAGGTTCTGAGGCGGCAGGCTTGGCGGCTTGCTGCGCCGGCTTCGATTGCTGCACCGGCGCCCGCTCAGTGGGGGCAGGCTCAGCAACCGGCTCGACAGCTGGCTCTGGCTTGATCGCTGCAAGGCGCTCGGCTTCCTGCTCGTTGGCGATGCGCTGCAGTTCCTCTTTGCGGATCTTCTCGCGCTGGGCTTCGGCCTTTTCGTCCTCCACCCGTCTGTGTTCGGCGATTCGGAATTTGATCAGCGTCACCAAGTCTTCATTGGATTTGCTCACCAGCTGCTGCACGTCGCTGAACAAGAACACATGGTCAACTGCCAGCTCTGCCAGGCTGCTGAGGTTCAGGCGGATTGCATCAGCTGCTTTGCTGGCTTCGATCTTGGCGCGGGCCAACTCGGTGTCGACGGCGTCCTGCAAGCTGGCGATGGTGCGTTTGTTCTTGATGGCCCCGGCGAAGTCAGAAGGGATATTCGGCAACGTCACCTTACCCAGGGTCTTGTTGATCCCGGCGATGTGTTCTGCCAGGGCCTGCTCGCCCTTCTGCTTGATACCGCTTTTCACCAGCAGCTCTTGCGCAGCGACCAGCTTTTCGACCTTTAGGCGCGTTTCACGGGCGTGAGCGCTGACGCGATCCAGCGACGAGAACAGATCGGCGATGGTTGCAGTCTGCGACAGAGCCTGCTTTTTCGCCTCCTTCACCGCTGACTCAACGTCGCCGCACCACTTGACCGCCTTTTTAGCGTCGGCAAAGTCCTGGTCAGTCGTGAGCGTGGTTTTAACCTTGTCGATGACCGCCAGGGCCGATTGCTCAAACACCATCAGGTTGCTGGCGGTAACCATGCCGGTCATTTCAATGCGCAGCGCTGGCAGCTCGTCAGGGGTCTTGCCGACCACGATAGATGGGGCTTCCGCCGTAACCTCGTAGGCGCCAAGGTCCGTTTCGAACTGGGCCCAGCCTTCAATCAGCTGCTGGGCACGGCCTGGTACGGGTAAATACTCCATGTGAACGAAGTTTTCTTCCGTTCCATCAGAGCAAGCGAAGATGACGCGCTTAGCCTTGGATACGAACAGCTGCTGCTCAAGCTGCCAGTAATAGTGCGGGTCTAGGCTCTTGGCGCGAACCTGGGCTACAAGCGCGTCATTCCAGAGCTTGTGCTCATACAGGGTGTCGCCAAGCATGGTCATGCCGTCCATCGAGGCCAGCAGGTTGCCTTCGGTACCAACGACCGGGTAAAGCTCTTCGCCGATCATCGCTTCAACAGATGGACGATTCAGCGCCTCAGTGGAATGGCCCCGGTCGAAATTGCGCTGCTGCTGGGGTGTTACCTCCGGAACGATGCCGGTTTTCTTGAGGGTGAGCAGCTCGGTGCGCGACTGGTACTTTGAAGCCCCCATCATGGCCGGGGCTTCGGATGCGGTGAAGTGCTGGGCACGCAGTGCGTGCCATTCAGGTGTTCCCTGGGCAACGTTGTGGATGATCATGCTTGCTCTCCTTCGATGTCAGCCAGGGCCTTGATCTTGTCGATCTGCTCGGCATTGAGGGTGAATTTGCTGCTTACCATTGCGATCAGGCGGTCAGGAACAGAGCGACCGTCTTGAACGGCCTTTCGCCACTCCGGAAGATTCTCTGTCAGCTTTTCATCTGGATAAGCAGGAAGTGCCTCGGGCGATTCAATCTTCTGCGTGACCGCCTGAGCATTGCCGCGAATCGGCTCGGTAGGCATGTCTTGCAATTCTTCGGCAACGGGCATGCCGCGAAGCACGTCGGCGAACATGTCGCGCAGTGCGAACCCACGTGCACGCATCTGGCGCATGCGCTTCGGGTATTGGGACCAGGGGCCTTGCTTCCCGACAAGGCCCGCCGTCTTGGCATCGACCATGCTGAACGTGGCGATGTGTTCGTCTTCACCGCGGCGCTTTACCCGGCAGGTCGCCGTCTCGCCGTCGTCGGTCTCTTTCACGTACTCGCAAAGTGGCGAAGCGCGCACCAGCGCAATCACTGCATCACCCCACAGCGATGGGCGCCCGTTGATTACAGCGATGTTCTGCATCGCCTGCATGGGTTGCAGGCCCAGCTCCATGCCCCACTGGATGGCGACCAGGATGTTGCCGGGGTTGTTGGCGAAGTCTTTCGGCACGATGGTGGATTTAGACAGGAAGCCAGCGAACTCCATGGCCTCTGTCAGCGATGCAGGCATAAGGCCCAGGTTCGGTTTAACGATTAATTCGGACACAAGAGTTTCCTTGCCGCGACATGCGCAGCACTGATGGTTTAACGGGAGTGGTTTAGGCGGAAGCGATCAGCCGTTGCTGGCGCTTCTCTAGCTGGATGGCGTTCGGCGGCAGATCGACGTAGAACACTTCGATGCAGTATTTCGGTGTTTTCTTGAACAGGACCGGCGCCGAAGCACGGTCACGGGTCATCAGGCTTCGCATCATTTCGGGATCAGCAAAGCCCAGGTGCTTGCCGGCGAACTCGACTTTCTCGCGCTGGGCGGTGGCTTCCAGGTAGGCAAGCACCTCTTTGACGTCCTTAACCGACAGCTCAACCTTGTCCAGCCCTCGATCAATTGCCCGGTGCAGCTCTGGCAGCAGCCAGCGCGCCGTTTCCATTGCCGAAGCCTTGCGGGCTTCGAAGTCTTTGGCGTGGCGGCTCATGAGTCACTCCCGTGCGGCCAGCATGGCGTCGGCGACCCGATATGCATGCTCAACAACGCCAGTGACACACCAACGCTGCCACTGCGCGACAGTCAATGACTTATCTGCGCGGTCTCCGTAACGCTGATCATCCGGAACTGCAAGCATTCCCTGCATGGCCTTTGCCGCGAAGTAGTCGCGCAGGCTCATGCCCTGCATGGCCTGGGCCTTGGTCTGGATGTAGATCTTGTCCCTTTCGTCGGTGCTTGCGTTTTCGGGGAGCTGGAGCATTGCCGCCATGGCGATGGTATGTGACGTGCCGTTTTCTGAACTAGGAAAGGCCGGCCCGCCATTGTTTTGGTTGGACATGGTGATTTACCTATTGAGTAATGAGCCCGCCAATAGCGGGGCCCAGTAGAACGATGGTGAGGAAGGTCAGGCCAACGATGGCCGAGGTCAGGCGGATGGCTTGGCGGGTGGTCATGGCCAGGGCCTCAACTGCTGCAGCACCAGCTCATGCAACGCCTTGCCGTTTCGGCTCATGCGTTGCCCGCGAAGTTGCCATTTTTTTGTACTGGGCCAGCAGTCGATCATTCGGCCATCAGGAAGCGTCAGCACGACGTGATAGCCGTTGTTGTGCTTCTTGTGGGCTATGCCAGTTCGGGCCAGCCAGCCGTCAAAGCGCTGCATGGCTTCTGCCTTCATGCGCTTTTTGTGACCCTCGGGGTTGTCCGTGCTGCCTTCGCCACCGCAGTTACGACAGCAGCGCGTGTAGCCAACATCCTCGCCGATGAACTCGCAACAGCTCATGCAGTGGCTACCGTCGGCGATGTTGTCTTCGAAGAAGCTCAAAGCTCCACCTGCTTGCGGTAACCGGCTTTGTAGATGATGCAGGCGCAATCGCTTATTGTTCTATTTAGCTCGCCGGTCCGGGTGGAACTTGGAAAACTCTCAATGCAAATTTTGTGAATTTCATCAATTTCCTTTTTGCGCTGTTCCGCCGCGATCTGCTCTGGCGTGCGCACCGGCCTGAACTCGTCCACCCAGGCCGGGCTGGTGGTTTCAAGGCAGAACACCAGCACCTCGCCTTCGCTGCCCGGTAGCGGCCCATGAACCACCTTGGCGCGGTGCCAGGCGTAACCGTCATGCATGTTGCGGCGCATCATGGCTTCAATCTCGATCCCAACAGGCGGCAGGCCATCGCCGGTCCAGGGTTTAACCGGACGCACTTCGACCAGCTTCCACTTATGCGGCGGGAGCATGTCAACCTCTTGCGAACGGCCGTCTTCGATTATCTGTCCAGTGCAAATACCATCGGTAAACGGCACCCAAACAAGGACTCCAGTCCCCTCAATAACGGCATTGGCCCATTCCGGCGCCTTACTCCAATCAATGTTCATGCCTTCACCTCATAAGCGACAGTCCACTCACCGCACAAGCAAGCTCGGCGGCTCCAGGCATGGACGTTTTCGATGCCAGCGTCATAGGCCAGCGACAGAACGCCCAGCCATGACTTGTGGGTAAATGCCAGGGTCATTGTGTTCATGGTGCGCACCTCCGGATGTCGGCGAGAAAGGCCTCGGACTGGATTGAGTAGATGCGGTCGCGACGTTCCACGTAATGCCGGTGTTCATCGATGTCGATGGCACCCAGCGAGTAAGCCAGCTCCACGGCCATGCTCGCTTCTGCGTGCACCGCCGCCGATGTGTCACCGGCCTGTAAAAGGGCAAACCGTGAATCGATCATGTCCACGGCGATCTGATGTAGGCGGCTGTTCATGCTGCACACCGTTCCCGGCGCTTGCGGGCGTCGATTTCGTGCCACAGCGCCTTCTCGATCATAGGAACGTAGTCCTTGCTCTCGGCAATTACGGCCAACTCCATCTGGCACACATCCATCGGAACGCCGTCGGCGTCGTACATGGTCCCGGCGACCACGTTGAACGTCAGCTCCCGGCTTCCATTCGCGATCCCGGCTGGCGGAATGTCCTCGCAGTACGTCACCTCCACCTGGAGGACGTACCCTTCAACAACAATTTCATGGTTCATGGTCGCCTCCAGGCGTCTTGAATAGGTGCCGGTCTTTCCCGGCTGTCACGCTGCCTGTGCTTTAGCGTCGAACTGACGCAGCGATTCCCGACGTGATGCAGAAGGCCGGACGCTATCCCGGCTAGAGCGGACCCTTTCAGGACGACCGCTCGGACAGGCTAACCACGCTTACGCCGGCGCCCTCTTAACCTACGTTTCTCCAGGGCCGCCGAAGCGTTCAACCCAGCTTTCAACGTCGCTTCTGCATCGGGGTGTGATCTGCGCGGAAGGCAAGCCCCGCTTTGCGCCTCTGAGTGCGCCCCCTCAAGCCACGCTCCGGTGATTTCTCACTGCCTGGTCGTGGTCTCGCGTTCTTCCCGAGGTTGCGAACCCTCGCTTTCGGCTATTTGCCAGCGCCTTAATGTCTGCTGGCGGTTCAGATCACACCCCGATGCAGCCTGGTTGCCCAGGCGCTCGGTGTTTCTCGTCGACGTACCGAGGTCTATACGGCGCATCAGGGTGGGAGTCGCCCACGCCCGATGCGTCAAAGCCTTTCCCGGTCGACGCTTTGTTGCGGCTGGTTGTTAAAGAGCGGGGCCGCATATGCAAGCCGACTTGCACTTATAAAAGCATGCTTGTATCTGATATGCAAGTTCACTTGTGTATTTTCCTTGGGGCGAAAAAAAGCCCGCTCATCGGCGGGCCTAAATTTGTGTAGGTTTAGTAGCTTTGGTCGAGCTCGATAGCGGCGTCGTAAACTGTCTTCAGCGGGTTTTCTCGGCAGTATTTTTCCAAGAAAGCGACTATTGATTCTCCGTCTGGCTGAGGCTTCATAGGTGTTCGATTTTCTATAAACCGTTGTGTGTTAGTCCCGCTGAGATAGCCCTGCAGCCACGTCGCCATCAACGCATCTGAGAATTCTTTAGTGGCCTTGGGAGGCTTTATGAATTTCCCGCATGACGTGGTCCCGGCGCCACTAATAACAAACTTCGTTTCAGCTTGAGGAGCTGTGGAATAAAACGCTACGACTAGCGATAAAGAAATCGAAAGATTTTTCAATGATTTTAGGTGCATCACATTTTCCATGCAGAGGCGGAGTGTCCTGTGGATTCGGCTATAGCTTCCGGGCGTTCCATGCCAGTAGTACCCGCGCATGAATGATCATGTCCTGCAGTTCGGCGCCCTTGATATCGTAGGGGGGGAACGTTTCGTTATCGGAAATCATGCGCAGCATCTTGGGCAGGCGCTGCAACCGCTTGATGTACAGCATCCCGTCGAGGGTGAAAACGTACACGCCGTCTACCACGACCTCATTGACGCCCTGGTCAACGATCAGCGCATCACCGCTCGCAAAGGTATCCCCCATACTTTCACCGAAGCCGGTAATCACAGACAGGTTGTCTCGGTGGCTGTAATTGATGCCGCGTTCTTGCATGTACTCGGTGCGAACCACGATGTTTCGGATGGTTTCGATGTAATCCTTCGGCAGCACCCGCCCCGGCCCCATTGATCCAACCACGTCATATTGGGGGATCGAGAGTTCATCTTCCTTTTGGTGGCGCGTGAAATCGCCCACTACAACGTTGTCCATGGCGTGCCGCCTCGGTGGTTCGCCTTTGCCTTCCAATAGCCAATCGACAGTTGTGTCTAGGCCGTGTGCCAGCGCCAGCAGGTTGTGGTTTTTTATATTTCCCGTGTCGCCGGCATACCACTGGCGCACGGCTTCATAGCTGACATCGCAGGTGGTTGCGATCAGCCGCTTGATGCCTCGCACGCCTGTTTCAGGCTTCCGTGCCAGGACGAGTTTGTTCATTCGATCAGTGATGTTCATTTGCCCAATCTACAAGTTGGCTTGCCAAGCATGCTTGCTTATTAAATACAAGCATGCTTGAATTTGGCGTATGAGCATTGGAGGTGCCTATGAAACGCCAGACAGCGATTGATTATTACGGCTCCATCCCCAAGCTCGCGCAGGCTCTCAAGATCACTTATGAGGCTGTGCGGCAGTGGGGGGATGAAGTCCCAGAGTTGCGCCAGTACCAACTGGAAAAGCTTACCGACGGAGCACTGAAGGCCGGCCAAGAAAGCCGGCCTCAGTCGGTGGCATAGCCATGGCGACGAACCCATTAAGCCAAGAGCAAGACTCAAGGGCACGCGAGTTCGAAGCCCTGTTCTTGACCCGGCTTGCGTCGGTAGGACAGAAGAATGTCGCCACTTCAGTGGACTTGAGCGAGTCCGCCATATCGAACTGGAAGAAAGAGGGGCTCATTGAGCGCTTCTGCAAAGCCCTGGTCGTTATGGAGTTGCAGGTTGTTCCATCCGAAGCGCAGTGCCATCCCGCCAAGTACATCGACGCGCTGCGTACCCTTGCTGAGCTTGGGTTGCAGGCTGAACACAAGCGGCCCGGCCCGCTGGGGTGGGACTGATCATGACTATCAGGCCTGAGCCACCAATCTCCCCTGACGTTGACCTTCGTGGCATGCCGTTCATGCCCCTGGACGTCAACAGATTGCGCGATAGCGATCTTGCGATTGAGGCAACTGGCGAAGAATTTCGCGCCGCCGTGATGCTTTGGTGTGCGTCTTGGAACCAAATTCCCGCCGGATCATTACCAAATTCTGACACCGCACTGGCTGCTTATGCCGGTTTTGGCCGTGATGTTAAGGGTTGGAAGAAGGTGAAAAGCGGTGCCCTTCGTGGCTTTATCGAGTGTTCCGATGATCGCCTGTACCACTCAGTCGTCACTGAAAAGGCGATGGATGCATGGGCTGAGCGAGTTGAGTACCGAGAGGTAAAAGACAACGAGAAAGCCCGCAAACAAAGGGAGAGAGACGACCGCAAGCGCATGTTCGAAGGTTTGCGGCTGGCTGGAATTGTCCTTCCTTGGAATGTCCCTACCGCTGAACTCAGGTCGCAGTACCAGGCCCTGATCGAAGGCAATCAAGGTGTGACAAGTCACGCACCTGTCACCGTGACAGGTCACGCACCTGACACGGCTAAGACAGGGACAGGGACAGGGACAGGGATTAAAGATCAAGAACACACACATACCGCGCAGACGAAATTCTCGCTGCACGATGCCTGGGAGCCAGACCCCCAGACGTTCACCGCCGTCCTGTTCCGCAATGGCATGGCAAACCAAACCTTCGAAGCCGACCAGCTTCTTGAATTCCGCTCCTACTGGATCAGCCGACCCGACGACCTGAAAACACAGGCCCAGTGGGAGCACGCGCTCGCCCAGCAACTGAAACGCCAAGCCCGCACCCAGCAAGCCAACGGGGGAACACCCAATGAAACCGGTAGACGAACTGCTCAAGGCCGCACGCGTAACGCTCACGACATCCTCACAGACCCAACTTGGTGAGCCTGTAGCTGAGAACGTCACCCCGCTGGAGACCGAAGCACGCCAGGCCGTACGCCGCGTGTTCGCAACGCTGAAAACGGCGTTCCCGGCTTGGTACGAGAAACACTACGGCGATGCGAAGGCTGAGCAAATGGCTCGCCGCGTGTGGCTGACCGTGGTCAAGGACTTCGGTGACGACGCGATCAACCGCGGCCTGCATCGCATGGTCCAGGAATGCAAGTTCCCGCCATCGCCAAGCGACTTTGTCGACCTGTGCAAGCGTGTGGACGATCTGCCATCGGAAGCCCAAGCCTGGGACGAAGCCCGTTCAGGCACGTACAGCCACCCGGCCGTGCGCATCGCAGCCGAAGCGACCAGCACCTACGACCTGCATACCGGTTCGAACAACGACAAGGCACTGCGCCAGCGCTTCGAACGCAACTACGCCATCGTCATGCGCCGTGCACAGACCGGCCAGCCGCTGGAAGGGCGCATTGCCAAGGGTTTGGGTCACGACAGCATGAGGCCGCGTCAGCAGGTTCAGCTGGAGCACAGCCGCCAGGAAGCAGAGCGCATCGTCGACAAGCTTCAAATCCCAAGAGACCCCAAAGCAGCCCGGTATCAGTTGCTGGACATGCTCAAGATTCGGAGAGACGAACATGTCTGACCTCAAGCCCGTTTCTTTCGTCGTGCCGGGAGAGCCCCAAGGAAAAGGCCGTGCCCGCATCGGCAAGGTCGGCAACTTCGCCCGCATGTACACGCCGGCCAAGACCGTGGCCTATGAGGGGTTGGTAGCACTCGCCGCCCAGGACGTTATGCAAGGCCGTGACCTGATCGAAGGCCCGGTGATGATTGAGCTGCGCATTGTCCACGGCGTGCCTCAATCCAAGTCGAAAAAGTGGAAGTCCCAGGCATTGGCCGGGGAAATCGCCTGCACGAAAAAACCAGATGCGGACAACGTCCTCAAGGCCGTCTGTGACGCTCTTAACGGCGTTGTGTTCAAGGATGACGTGCAGGTTACGGATGGATCGTTTAGACGGCGCTGGGGCGATGTCCCAGGCGTCCACGTTCGAATTGTGCCGCTGTGCCTGTGAAAGATCAGCAATACGCGAAAATACGCAATGAGGGGGATTTATGAGACTGATCAGCGCACGACAAGCATGGCGGGAAGCGCTTCACGAGAGCCGCGACTCGGTGCTGGCAGCGGCCCAAGAGCGTATCAAGCTGGGCAAGCGGGGCCGGGTGGTCGGTGAAACCATACCCTCGATGCGGGATAGCAACGGGCGGTGTGCGCACATGCTGGCTGCCGGCCTCGTGCAATCTGCCATTGGGACGTTGCCAAAGCCCCTACAGCACTTTGGGCACGCGCTGTACTCGCCTGTTGCTAATGGCCAGGACATCAACGTGGCGCACGCCCTGGTGTGGTTGACCGTGGACCTGGGCGAGTGCACCGCCAAGCGCAAGGAAGTGGCCTACTGGATGGCCCTGGCCGCGATCAAGAGCCACCAGGCCGCCGTCAATGGGCGCGAGCCCTGGGGCCCTGGCCGGGTGGTCGAGTTCGTGCACGACTGGTACGGGACGAAGGTGAGCGTTGCCAACTGGGCGCGGGATTGGTCAGCGATCTGGGCCGCCATCGCCAGCACCGTGGATCAGCTCGACGCGAAGGCGTTAAAGCCCGTGGCGGCGGTCATCGTCAAAATGGCTGAGCGCCGTGTGTTCGGCACCAGCAGGTGGGATCTGTACGACCGCGAACACGTTGCCGACCTTCGGGCCGAGGCCTATGCCGCTCGCCGGGGTTCTGCCCGCGAAGCCTTGCATGCACGGCTGAACGCCATGGGCACCGAGCAGCTTCGCCGGTGGTTCCGCCGCATGAACGCCTACGGCGCCGCGTACCGCCGCGAGTGGGGCAGCGACACACAGGAGAATCCCGGCCGCCACCTGGTGTACAGCGACAGAATCAGCGAGTACTGGAGCCAACGCCAGCGAGTTGGAGACGTGTCAAAACGGGTCGCTTGACCAAATGATGAGTGTTCCTGTACCTTTTTCCCACGTTGCAAAGTTACGCCCGGTCACCAGAAACCCGCCAAGTGCGGGTTTTTTGTTGCCTGGAACAATCCCCCGAGCCCTGGCATTTGCCGGGGCTTTTTCGTTTCTGGAGGCCCGTATGGACGCCCCAGGTAGGAGTAGAAACATGGCCAACCCGACGCCCGAGAGCATCGTAGAGGTGGTGGGTGCGTCAGTGGCCAATAAGGGCATGTTGGTTGGCGGTGCTGCTGGCATGGTTGGCTGGCTGTCGCAAGTCAACTGGATAGGTATTGCTGGTGTGGCGGTCGCGGTGGTGGGCCTGCTGATCAATCTGTTCTTCCAGGTCCGCAAGGATCGCCGCGAGTCCATCGAAAGCGCTGCGCGCCTGGAAGCCCTGAAAGAGCGGGCGCGGGCATGAACCCCGTCATTCGCCAGCGCATCGCCGTCGCGGCGCTGAGCCTGAGTGCGGCCGGCTTCGCCACCTGGCAGGCAAGCGAGGGCTACACCCAGGTCGCTGTGATCCCCACCAAGGGCGATGTACCCACCATCGGCCATGGCTCGACACGCTACGAAGACGGCCAGCCAGTCCGCATTGGCGACACGATCACCCCGGCCCGCGCCGAAGTGCTGGCCCGCAACCTGAACAGCCAGGCGGAAAAGCAGTTCGCCGCATCGCTCCCGGGCGTGAAGCTGTACCAGGCCGAATTCGATCTGTACATGGACTTTGTAGGCCAGTACGGCATTGGCACCTGGCTTAAGGGTTCGCCGCGCCGTGACCTGCTGGCCGGCAACTACGCCCAGGCTTGCAATGACCTGCTCAAGTATCGCTATGCCGCTGGCTTCGACTGCTCGACACCGGGTAACAAGCGCTGCGCCGGCGTCTGGGCTCGCCAGTTAGAGCGCCACGCCAAGTGCATGGCTGCGCAATGAATCGCTACCTGATCGCCGCCATTGCGTTGCTGGTGATCGTGGCGGGTATCCAGACGCACCGCCTGGACAATGCGCAGACCGATCACGCGGACTACGTGGCCAGCATCGCTACCCAGGCCCAGGAAGCCAGCGAGAAGGCCCGCCAGACCGAACAGCAACGCCAACGAGAAATTGACCAGGTACGCACCGATGCAGCCAATCAAAAGATCAGCGATGACGCTTACGCTGCTGAGCTTGTTGCTGTGGGTGTCAGCCTGCGCGAGCAACAAACCAGCCTGCTTGCCGACCGCGCCGCCCTACGTGCCCGCCTTGCCGCAAGAGGCAAGACAATCGACGACCTTGCCGATTTGCTCGCCGAGCTGCGCACAGAAGCTGACAACCATGCGGGCGAACTGGCAGCAGCGCTTGACGCAAGTCGCCGGGCCGGATTCGCCTGTGAACGCTCCTACAGCGCCATGAGGGCATCCAAATGATTAAGTACCACATCAAGTCCGCTGGCGAAGTCCACGAAGTGCTGGCTGTCACGTTCACCCAGGGCGACGAACTGCGCCTTATTGGTGAGGGTGGCGTAGTTGTAGCCATCTTCGGTTCATTCGAATGGCTCAAGGTTGTCCCTGTTGTGACTGCTCCAGTCGTGGAGGGTGATCCCTCTACTGAAAAGCCTGAACTGGCTGGCGAGTAAGTATTCCCATGGCACTGACACAAAAACAGCGCCTATTCGTTGATGAGTACCTGATTGACCTCAATGCAACCCAGGCCGCTATCAGGGCGGGGTACAGCAAAAGGACGGCCGGTCAGATAGGCGATGAGAACCTGAAAAAACCTCAAATTGCCCAGGCCATCAAGGAAGCGATGGATTCTCGCAGCAAGCGTGTGCAGATCAATGCTGACTACGTACTGAATCGCCTGGTCGAGATTGATCAACTCGACGTGCTGGACATCCTGCGCGATGACATGAGCTTCAAGCCTTTGTCGGAATGGCCGAAGGGTTGGCGCCAGTATCTGGTCGGCTTCGATATCGCCGAGATGTTCGAAGGTTCGGGCGAAGATCGATCGATGGTCGGCCTGATGAAAAAGATCAAGTGGCCGGACAAGGTCAAGAATCTTGAACTGCTCGGCAAGCATGTAGCAGTCAGCGCCTTCCGTGAACAGGTGGAAGTAAACGTAACCCACACCCTTTCTGAGCGGATGGCTAAAGCACGTGAGCGAGCCAGCAACGGTTGACCTTGAGCAGCAGTTGGTCGAGGACATACTTTCGTTTGCTCAAGACCCGCTTGGATATGTCTGGTACGCCTTCCCATGGGGCGAGCCTGGCACCGAGCTGGCGAACAAGACCGGCCCGCGTGATTGGCAGATTGAAGTCCTCGACTCCATCGGCAAGAAGTTACGCGCCGGTGCCAAGGACCTGGGCGAGGTAATCCACGAAGCCACTGCCAGCGGCCACGGGATCGGCAAATCTGCCCTGGTGTCCTGGCTGATCAAGTGGTGCGTTGACACCTGCGTCGATGCACGCGGCGTTGTCACTGCCAACACGGAAACCCAGCTCAGGACCAAGACCTGGCCCGAGGTGGCGAAGTGGAACCGGCTTTCCATCACCTCGCATTGGTTCCGGATCACGGCCACGGCGCTGATCAGCACTGACCCGGAGCATGAAAAGAACTGGCGTGTGGACGCGGTGCCCTGGTCGGAGAGCAACACCGAGGCATTCGCCGGCCTGCACAACGAGGGCAAGCGCCTTCTGCTGGTATTCGACGAGGCATCAGCCATTGCTGACCTGGTGTGGGAAGTGGCCGAAGGTGCGCTTACCGACGAGAACACCGAAATCATTTGGGCTGCCTTCGGTAACCCGACCAAAACCACCGGCCGCTTCCGGGCTTGCTTCACACGGTACAAACACCGCTGGGGACACCGCCAGGTTGATAGCCGCACGGTTGAAGGTACCAACAAAACGCAAATCGCCAAGTGGCAGCAGGACTACGGCGAGGACAGCGACTTTTTCCGCATCCGTGTACGCGGCATGTTCCCGAGGGCTTCCGAATTGCAACTGATCCCGACTGACTGGGTTGCTGACGCGATGAAGCGTGAAGCGGTCTACGGCATGGACGACGCCCTGGTCTGCGGTATCGACATCGCCCGGGGCGGTGCTGACAACAATGTGATCAGGTTCCGGCGCGGCCTGGACGCGAAGTCCATCAAGCCAATCAAGATTCCAGGAAGCGAAACCCGCAACACCACGGTGTTCATCGCCAAGGTGTGCACAGTGGTGATGGAGCATCGGCCGGATGCGGTGTTCGTTGACGCTACCGGCGTTGGCGGCCCAGTTGCTGATCAACTGCGCCGCTTGCTGCCGGGCATCGTAATCATTGATGTCAACTTCGCCAGCAGGGCGCCAGACCGGCACTACGCGAACATGCGCACATACATGTGGTGGCAGATGCGCGAGGCATTACGTGCGGGCCTGGCCATTGACAGCAACGAAGAGCTTGAAGCCGAGCTGACCTCGCCGATGTACACGCACAACTCCAGCGACCAGATCGCCCTGGAGAAGAAGGACGACATCAAGAAGCGCCTGGGTATCTCCCCGGACGACGGTGACGCCTTGGCGCTTACGTACGCCATGCCGGTGATGAAAAGCCAATACAACGAATACGGCGGTTCCGGTGCCAGCAACAACGGCCTTGAATCCGAATACGACCCTTACGCGAGTAACTGACCATGTGTGGAAGCGGAATCAAAAAACTTGTGAACAAGGTGGTCAAGCTCGACCCGTTGCGCGGCGGTGACGTCCTGCTTGAAGGTATGGGCTTGCCGAACATGTTTGGCGAGAACACCGGCATGTTCAACAAGGCCGAGCGCGAGAAGGCAGCGGCAAAGGCAGCGGCCGAAGCGGCAGGCTCAACGTCACCAGGTGCAGCACCGACCACCTCCAGCGACTCAGTGCAGGCCGCTGTAGAGGCTGAACGCAAGCGCCGCCTGGCCCAATCCGGCCAGAACGGGACCATCTTGACCGGTTCGTCTGGCGTGCTTGGCGGTGCCAATACCAGCCAGAAAACGCTGTTGGGGGTGTAAGTTGACCGACTCCCTGCGCGAACGCTGCGAGAAGCGCTACACCGCTCTCAAGAGCGAGCGCGACAGCAACTGGCTGCCCGACTGGAAAGAGCTAGGCGACTTCATCAGCCCGCGCTCTGGCCGCTGGAACAACACCGACACCAACGACGGCAAGCGCCGCGATCAGAAGATCATCAACCCGCAAGCGACGTTTGCGGCCCGCACGCTTGGCGCCGGTATGCACACCGGCATGACCAACCCTGCATCGCCCTGGGTGAAGTTCGGCACGCCTGATCCTGGCCTGATGGCTTATGGACCGGTCAAGGCTTGGCTTTACGCCGCCGAGACGTCCATGCGCGAAGTCATGGCCAGGTCGAACCTGTACAGCGTTCTGCCCAACCGCTACAGCGAAGAAGGCATTTTCGGTACCGCGCCGATGGTGGTAATGCCGGACGACAGCGATTTGTTGCGCTCGTACCCCCTGGCTATCGGCAGTTACATGCTCGCCAACAACAGCCGCAACCAGGTGGACACCCTCTACCGCGACTTCCGCATGACTGCCCGCCAGATGGAACAGCAGTTCGGCAAAGACAAGATGAGCACCACGGCGCGCAACCTGCTGACCAGCAAGCCGGACGCCTGGGTAGACATCTGCCATGGCATCGAACCCAACGACACCCGCGAGAAGGGGCGCAAGGACAACACCAACATGCCGTTCCGGTCCGTGTACTGGGAAAAGAGCGGCGACAAGGATTCGATGCTGCGTGAATCCGGGTTCAAGGTGTTCCCAGTCATGGCGCCGCGCTGGGACGTGCTGGGCGAGGATGTGTATGGCTCCGGCCCCGGCTCTATGTGTATCGGCACCACCAAGGCCATCCAGCTGATGGAGCGCCGCAAGGCCGAACTGCTGGAGAAGGGCGTGCGCCCGCCAATGGGTGCGCCGGCCAGCCTCAAGAATCAACGCGCCTCGATCCTGCCGGGCAGCATCACCTACCTGAACGATATGCAGGTTGGGGCCAAGTTCGCGCCGCTGTATGAGGTTCAGCCTGCATGGCTCGGCCAATTGCGTGGTGAGATTGCCGCTGACAGCTCGATCATCGACACCGCGTTCTTCGTCGATCTGTTCCTGATGATCAGCCAAATGGACAGCGTGCGCACCGCGTACGAGATTGCCACCCGCAAGGAAGAGAAGCTGCTGATGCTCGGGCCAGTGCTGGAGCGCCAGACCGATGACCTGTTAGACCCGCTGGTTGATATGTACTTCAACCAGATGCTGGAGCAATCGATTCCGCGCTGGACTGGCATGTTGCCGGGTGCGCCACTGTTGCCGCCGCCGCCGAAAGAACTGGCGAACATGGATCTGCGCATCGAGTTCACCAGCATCCTGGCTCAGGCACAGAAGGCCATTGGCGTATCCAGCATCGAGCGCGCTATTGGGTTCGCCGGCACCGTGGCCACCGTCACCCAAAGCACCGAAGCGCTGGACCTGCTCGATTCCGATGAAGCCATGCGCCAATACTTTGAACTGATCGGCGTGCCCCCAACGCTGGTACGGGCTGATGACATGGTTGCTCAGATCCGCGAGCAGCGTGCCCAAGCGCAACAAAACCAGCAGATGCAGCAGGAGCTGGGAAGCGTCATCCAGGGCGCCCAGGCGCTTAGCCAGACCGACACTGGAGGGGATAACGCCCTGACCGCGCTTGTAGGGGCGATGTGATGACCGAACGACAGGAGCCCACCGAGCAGGAATTGCAGGACATCGCCGACTTCAAGTGGCTGATGGACGACAGCCGAGGGCGCCGCTTCATGTGGCGAACCCTGGGCCATTGCAGGATTTTCCAAGGCTCAATAGGCCCCACCGACGCAATCACGAACTTCAACGAAGGCCAACGCAATGTTGGCCTTCTTCTTTTGAGCCAGGTCAACGACCTGACCCCATCGCTGTACGCGGTCATGGCTGCCGAGAACGCGCCAAAGCCGATTGCTGAACAACCCCAGGAGACAGATGAATGAGCCCTTTGATGATGAAGCTGCTTGGCCGCGTGTACATGAGCGAGGCGGAAGCAAGCACTACTGGTGGTGGTGAGACTGCTGCGGCGTCCACCACCGAGACAGCCGCCGAGGCGGCAACGACCACCACCACTCTGACGCCTGCCGCAGCTACAGCCGCAACCGATACAGCCGCAACCGAATCCGAAACCAAAACGCCTGAGCAGATCCAGCAAGACGCCGATGCAGCCGCGAAGCTCAAGGCCGAAACCAGCGCGCCCGAAGTCTACGAGGACTTCACCCTGCCAGAAGGCATGGAGATGGATGTGGAAATCCTAGGCGAGTTCAAGAACCTGGCCAAGGAACTGAACATCCCGCAGGCCAAGGCCCAGCAGCTCATCGACTTCCAATCGCAACTGGCGAGCAAGCAGGCCGAGCTATACCAGACCGCCGTCACCAAGCAGGCCAAGGACTGGGCTGCAGAAATCAAGAGCGACCCTGAAATTGGCGGTGAGAACTACGACAAGAGCGTAGCCAGCGCTATCAAGGTCATTCAGTCCTTCGGTGACCCGGCATTGACCGAGTTGCTGAATACCTCCGGGCTGGGCAACCACCCGGCGCTGTTCAAGTTCTGCCACCGCATCAGCGCGGCTATCTCGGAGGACAAGTTCGTCATGCCGGGTAGCCAGACCAATGCACCCAAAGAAATGACCATTGTTGACGCCTTCAGCTAAGGCATTCATAAACCGTAGGAGATACACAGATGGGCATCCTTACCTCCACCATGCCGACCCTGATCGATAAGTTCAACAGGGAAGACAGCACCAAAAAGGTCATGAAGATCGTTGAGCTGATGGCTAAGCGTAACGACATTCTTCAAGACGCCGAGTACCAGGAGTGCAACGATGGCTCCAAGCACAAGACCACCATGCGTTCCGGTATCCCCGAGCCAACCTGGCGCATGTTCAACCAAGGCATTCAGCCAAGCAAATCAACCACCGTGCCCGTGCTGGATACCACCGGCATGATGGAAGACTACGGCCTGGTCGATAAGGCGTTGGCTGACCTGAGCGGTAACGCCGATGCTTTCCGCACCTCCGAAAACATGGCCAAGTTGCAGGGCTTCAACAACAAAGCCGCCCGTTACATGATCTACGGCAACACTCAGGCAGAGCCTCAGGCGTTTTTGGGCCTGGCGCCGCGCTACAACGATAAGTCGGCAGAGTCTGGCGCCAACATCGTCGATGCGGGTGGCACCGGCTCCACCAACACCTCCATCTGGTTTGTGACCTGGGGCGAGATGTCTACCCACCTGCTGTATCCGAAAGGCAGCGTGGCGGGCTTTCAGCACAAGTTCCTGGGCCAGCAAACCGCCCGTGCTGATAACGGCGGCGACTTCGAGGCGTATCGCGATCACTTCAAGTGGGATATCGGTATGTCCGTTCGTGACTGGCGCGCAAATGCCCGCATTGCGAACATCGATGTCACCCAGTTGACCCGTGATGGTGCGACCGGCGCGAATATCATCGATCTGATGATTGATGCTCTGTATCGCATCGACAACCCGGAGCAGGGCGAAGGCCGGACCATCATCTATGCCAACCGCACTATCCAGTCGTGGCTGCACAAACAGGCGATGAACTCCAAAAACGTCAACCTCACCCTGGGCGAGTACGGCGGCAAGAAGATCCCAGAGTTCCTGGGCATCCCAATCAAGCGCATCGACGCCATCCTCAACACCGAAGCCCGCGTAGTCTAACGACTGCGTGGATTTCCCCTATTCAGGAGAGACCATCATGCTTTTCGACGCAAAGCTGCTCATGTCGAACGCCCAGGCAATCACTGCCTCCGCAGCTTCGACCGACGTTATCGACCGTGGCGACAACAAGGACGTAGGCCGCGGCGGTGACATTCCCCTGGTCATTCAGGTTGTTGAAGCGTTCAACACCCTGACCAGCCTCACCATCGAGCTACAGACCGATGACAACTCTGGTTTCAGTTCGCCTCGCTCACTGTATTCGGTGGTGGTCCCGCTGGCCGACCTGAAACTGGGTTATCAGACCCCCGTCGTCACCCTGCCGCAGAAAACCGAACGCTTCCTGCGCCTCAATTACACCGTGACCGGCACCGCCCCAACACTGGGCAAGGTAACCGCCGGCATCGTTGCTGGAGTGCAGACCAATGTCTAAGCGCTATGAGGTGCTTGAGCGGTCGTTTATCAACGGCCGACTCTATGAGCCCAAAGAAACTGTCGTGCTGGAGATTGATAGCCCGGGCAGCAATCTCAAGGAATTGGGGGCTGTGAAGGCTCCAACCATCCAGCAGGACGCTGGCGGTTTTGGCCTGGGATACGTTGCCGCCCGTGGCGCTGCTGGCAAGTACGTGGTCAAGGACGACAAGGACCAGCGGGTTGGCGATTTCATCGGCAGCAAGACGGAAGCGGAAGCGGAAGCTGCCCGACTGAACGCAGGTGGCGAAGTTGTTGGGCCAACCATCCAGCAGGACGCTGATGACAACGATCAGGACAACACCAACGGCAACGGACTGCCAGACGCCTGATCACCAGCAACACACCTTACGGGCCCTTCGGGGCCTTTTTCTTTTTCTGAGGTTCCCGAATGTCCAGCGACGTAGAAATTTGCAACATGGCGCTGTCGCGGGTTGCACACACGCAACCGATAGTTTCGTTCACGGAAAAGAGCAAAGCGGCCGAACTGTGCCGTGTGTTCTACGCCCCGCTTCGTGAATTGGTGTTGCAGGCGTTTCCCTGGCCATTCGCGGAATCCGTAGTTGCACTGGCAAGCCTGGGCAGTCCTGCGCCTGGTTGGGCTTACCGTTATCGGTATCCGGCCAACTGCCTGCAAGTGCGTGACATCGTACAGCCAGGGTTTCGCCGCTCGCTCACCAGCGATCTGCAGATCCCATACAGAATTGGTTACGACGCCGGCGGTCGGGTAATTCACACAGACCAGCCTGAGGCTGCGTGCCGCTTCACCTTCAAGGTCGAGGACTCCACGTTCTTCGACCCTCAGTTTGCTGACGCGCTGGCCTGGCGCCTGGCGATGGACCTGGCTTTGCCGCTCAGTTCCAAGCCTGACCTGCAACAGTTCGCTGCCCAGCAATATCAAGTGGCGCTGACCATCGCCGAGGGTTCTGCTTTTGAGGAATCCCAGGACGATCCCGAGCCTGAATCTGAATTCATTACGGTGCGAGCATGAGCGGGATACTTCAACCGACCTTCGCGGCGGGCGAGCTTTCGCCGTCTGCCAGTGCACGTACCGACATTGCCCGCTACTACACGGGCCTCAAGCTGTGCCGCAACTTCATGGTCATGCCCTACGGTGGCGTGCGTAACCGTGCCGGCACGCGCCTCGTGGCCGAGGTAAAGGATTCGACCAAGCTTTGCCGCCTGGTCCCGTTCCAGTTCAACGACGTGCAGACCTACATCCTGGCGTTTGGCGACTTGAACATGCGGGTTATCAAGGACGGTGGCCAGGTGCTGTACAGCGCAGGCCCCAGCATCGGTACGCCCTTCGAACTGGCCATGCCGTACACGCAATATGACCTGGCATCCCTGAATTACACCCAGTCTGCTGACGTGATGACGTTCGCGCAGCCAGGATACAAGCCGCGTGAACTGAACCGCTTGGCCCACGACAACTGGACCACCGCCGATATCAACCTGGCCCCGCGCATTGCCGCTCCGGCATCTGCCACGGCCGTAAGTGGTGGCGGCACTGGCACGGCGCAAACCTGGCGCTACCAGGTCACCGCCGTGCTGGATGACGGCAACACCTTGGATGAGTCCCTGCCTGCCACGTCTAACCCCGTCACGACCCACACAGACGTTGCGTCAGCAACCATCACCTGGTCCGCCGTTACCGGTGCGACGTACTACATCATCTACAAGGACAACGCCGGCGCCGGGATCTACGGATTCATCGGGCGCGCCACCGGCACCACCTTCACGGACCAGAACATCACGGCCGTCAAGACCGACACACCACCGAACGGCAACGACCCCTTTGTCGGCGCCGGTAACTTCCCGGGCGCCGTGGTGTATTACCAGCAGCGCCTGATATTCGCCGGTAGCAATTTGCAGCCACAGACTGTGTGGACGAGCAAGACCGGCCTTTTCAAGAACTTCGGCTATTCCGTCCCCAACAAGGATGATGACGCTATTACCTTCACCTTGAGCAGCAACAAGGTGAACCGGGTTCGCCATCTGCTGGGGCTGCGTAAGCTGCTGGCGCTCACCACGGGCGCAGAGTTCACCATTTCGGGCGGTGACACAGGTTTGTCGGCAAAGACCGTGCAGGCCGTTCCAGAGGGCTACGACGGTTCGTCAATCGTTCCGCCCGTGGTGGTAGGCAATAGCGCCGTATACGTCCAGGCGCGAGGCAACCGGGTGTCGTCGTTCGGGTACTCACTGAACGCTGACGGGTTCGCCGCTGACGATCTGACGCTGTTCAGCGCCCACCTCTTCAAGGGCAAGGCGTTGACCAACGTTGCATATCAGAAGGTGCCGGACTCGATTGTCTGGTACGTGCGCGATGACGGTGTGCTACTGGGCCTAACCTACATCCCCGAACAGCAGCTGGTGGGCTGGCATTGGCATGACACTGACGGGTTCGTCGAGTCGATCGCCTGCATCCCGGAAGGCCAGGAAGATGTCCTGTATATGGTGGTGCGCCGCAACATCAACGGCGTGCAGAAGCGTTATATCGAGCGCATGGCCAGCCGGCAGATCACCAGCATTGAAGACGCCTTCTTTGTTGATTGCGGCCTGACCTATGACGGGCGCAACACCGACGCGGCCAAGACCTTCACCTTATCCGGCGGTACAACCTGGAAGTTTCCCGAGGTGGTCACCATGACGGCGGTCGGCCACACCCCATTCGCGGCGGGGAGTGTGGGCGTCGATTACTCGTTGAAGCGCCAGGTGATCGACGAGAACGGCGACCCAGCTACAGAAATTGTCAGGGTTGAGGTGGTCGGCTACACCAGCCCCAGCGTGGTCACGGTCAAGTTGCTGATCATATGTCCCGAATCGTTACGCGGCGTCCCAGTTTCTAAATGGGCGCGCCAGGTCAAAACGCTGTCCGGCCTGGGCCACCTTGAAGGCAAGACCGTTTCAATCCTGGCCGATGGCAGCGTGCACCCCCAGCGTGTTGTTACAGGCGGCTCCGTTGCATTGCAGGAAGCCGCGGGCATCGCCCACGTAGGGTTGCAATACATATCCGACATGGAAACCCTCGACCTGGAGCTAAAAAACGCCAATGAGACGGTGCTAGACAAGAAGATCGCCGTCAACAGCTTGATCGTTCTGGTCGAGGAATCGCGGGGCATCTTCGCCGGCAAGGACAAAAACCACCTTTACCCACATAAAACCGGCCGGGATGACTACGAGTCGCCTATTGAGCTGCTCACCGGGCAAGCGGAAATCTCTATATCCAACGACTGGCAGGGCAAGGGCCGGGTATTTATCCGGCAGGCTGACCCGCTGCCGTTATCCGTGCTGGCGGTGATCCCGGAGGTGACCATTGGCGGTCGCTGACGTTTTGCCCATTGAGCCCGAGGATATCCCGGCGATCCTGCGTGACGTGCGCCAGGCCGATATCGACGAGATTGTCGAAGGGCTCGGCGTATCCCTGGAACGTGAGCTGTTATCCGGCATCAACGACAGCCTCAATGCACGCAAGATCGTGGTTGACGGCCACATCGTTGCCGTTTTTGGGGATGCGGTGCACAGCCTTCTTGGATCGGTCGGCGTGCCCTGGCTGATCAGCACAACCCACGTAGAGCGCTACGCCCGTGCATTCCTCAAGGTCTGCAAGCCCGAGGTGCAAGGGATGCTTACCCGGCACCGCCACCTCATCAACTACGTAGACGCCCGCAACACCTCGGCCATTCGCTGGCTAAAATGGCTTGGCTTCGACTTCGGCGAGGCCGTCCCGTATGGGCCCAAGCGCCTGCCGTTCTACCCCTTCACCCTGAACCGAGAGGAATAACCATGTGCTGGATGGCATTGATCCCCGTCGCCATTGGCATGGCCGGCAGCATGATGCAGGCCCAAGGGCAAAAGGAAAGCGGCGTATTTCAGTCGGGAATTTTGACGCAAAACGCCGCTTTCAAAACTCAGGCCGCTAACGAAGCTATCAACGCCGGCAACACCTCGGCGGATTGGCAGCGCGTTCGCACCGGCCAGGCAGTAGGCACCCAGCGCAGCGTGCAGGCGGCCAACGGAATCGACGTGAACAGCGGCAGTTCTGCCCAGTTGCAAGACGATACCGCCATGCTCGGCGAGCTGGACGCCCTGACTATCCAGAACAACGCCGCCCGCGAGGCTTACGGTTACCGCGTACAGGCCAAGCAAGACTTGCTCAATGCCAACCAGACCGTGCAGAACGGCAAGACCGCCGCTATGGGCTCCATCCTGGGCGGCCTGGGTAGTGCATTCGGTTCATTCGCGGGGGCTCGCTAATGCCACGGGTACCGACATACGACACGGCGCAGGTCCAGCAGCAGCCCACCCGGCCCATTCAGCTGCAGGGTGTAGCACCTGATACCACCTCGATTGCCCAGGGCTTGCAGAGCTTTCAGCGTGGCGCGGAAATCCTGGCCAACAAGTCCAGGGAACAGGCTGATACCGCCTCGATCATGGATGCTGATCGCAAGCTGACCGAGTGGCAGCAGAACACCATGTTCAACCCGGAAGGCGGCGTGTACACGCGTAAGGGCGGGGCTGCGCTCGATATCACCAACCAGACGCTGGGCCAGTTCGAAGAGGCGCAGGTCAAGATTGCCGAGACCCTGACCAGTGAACAGCAGAAAGCGCGGTATGCACAGATTGTCGCCAGCCGCCGTAACTCACTGTCCAACGAACTGAACAAATACGAGTTCGCCCAACGGGAACAGCATTACGACGACACGGCCGAAGGGCAGCGCCTGAGTGCCATCCAGGGCGCCGCCCTGTACGCCAACGACCCGCAACAGCTCGCCTACTACCAAGCCAAGATGAATGTGGTGGAAGGATCTGAGGCGCAGCGCAAGGGCCTTCCGCCTGAACTTGCTGAACAGAAACGCCTGGAGGCGAACACCCGGCTTAATGCGGCAGTGATTGAACAACTGGCTGCGCGTGACCCGATGAAGGCAAAGCAATACTTCATGGACAACGCTGTCAGCATGACCGCCGACGCGCAGCTCCGGGCGGCCTCAATGCTCAAGCCGCTTATTGATCGCCAGGTTGGTGTCAGTGTGGGCAGCCAGGCCGTTCAGGATGTCAGCAGCCAGGATAACCGTGTGTTTGCTTCAATCCTCCAGGCGGAAAGCGGCGGCAAGCAGTTTGACCGCAACGGCCAACCGATGACGTCGAGCCGTGGCGCCATTGGTACCGCTCAGATCATGCCCAGCACCGGGCCAGAAGCGGCAAAGCTTGCCGGTGTTGAATGGGACGAGAACCGCTTTCGCAATGACCCGGACTACAACCGTCAGCTTGGCCAAGCCTATTTTCAGAAGCTGACCAACGATTTCAAGTCGCCAGCGCTGGCTGTGGCCGCCTACAACGCTGGCCCAGGCATGGTTAACGACTGGATCAACGGCACCAACACCACCGGCAAGAACGCAAGCAAGCTCAAGCTGGGTGACCCGCGCACCGGTGAAATCAGCCAGGCCGAGTTCCTGGACAAGATCCCATTCAAAGAAACCCGCGAATACACCGAAAAGGTGCTGGGCAAGGCATTGCAGACCCAGGAACCCAGCTTTGGCCAGGTAGCACAGGCCATTGATGCGCGTGACGATCTGACCGCTGACCAGAAGTCTATTGCGTTGAAAGCCGCCAAGCAGCGCATTGACTGGCAAGCCGAACAGCGTAAGCAACAGGATACGCAGGACCTGGAGTCCGCATGGGATGTGGTGTTGCAGGGCAATAGCTGGGACACGATCCCGGCCGCCACCTGGGCCGCGCTGCCCGCCGAAGGCCGCAAGCAGATCATGGATTACAAGCCAGGCCGCCCAACAGACCAGGAGGTCTATTACCGGGCTCGCGACGAGATTGTCAGCGGCAACGAGCTGAATCTGCTGGGGATGCGCGCCAAGCTCTCCGACACCGACTTTCAGGAACTGACGAAGCTTCAGCAGGATCGGCGCGAGAAGGGCGCCGAGGCCACATCGTCCATTGGCAGCAACGACAACATATTCAAAGAGGCGTTGCGTGTGGCTGGCATTGATCCAGAAGCCAAGGCAGGCAAGCGCGACGCCAAGTCTGTGGCCGCTGCCCGCCGGTACGTCGACACGCAGATTCGCGCCCTGGAACAGGACCAAGGCAAGAAGGCGACCCCCGACCAGGTGCAGAAGGTCGTTGACCGGGCATTCATCCAGGGGGATGTGGACGGTAGTGGCAACTGGTGGAACCTCGGACAGTGGACCTCCAAGCGCCGAACTTTTGAACGCCAGGACGGTGACAAGGTGATCGTCCGGGATATCAAGCAGATCCCGCCAGATGAGCACCAGCAGATTGTCGAGGCCATGAAGCGCCACGGCCAGAAGCCCAACGACGCCGACATCCTTCGTCTTTTCAATGAGGCAAACCAATGAATCGTTACGACGAATTGCTCTCCGGTACCGGCGAGCAGGGCGCCGCCGAGCCCAACAAATACGACGCAGCGATTCAACGCCGGCGGGACCTGCCAAATCCGCGCACCGCCTTGAGCTATGTCGCTGACACCAACCCGGACGAGCAGGCCAATATCCAGCGCCTGGCTGAACTGACCGGCCTGCCGCCGGAAATGGTATCGCGCAACCGGCTGGAGATTGAGCGCAAGGCCAAGCTGGACGCTGTGGACTATGACGCCTTGCTGAGTCGCGCCCCGGTCACCAACAAGTTTTTGACCGACCCGAACAATGCCGGCGTGGCGCATGACGATATCGACGCGCTGTCGAACGTTGAGGGGGCCTTTGATAGCTTCGTCAAGGAATCGGGGCAGCAGCACTCAACGGGTACCGGTGACGCTCTTTCCCGTGGTATTGGCCAGATCGGGTTGGCGGGTGAGGCTGCTGCCAACCTGCTGGACCGCTCGCTTTCGTCGGTCGGCGGCTTCTTCGTCAACATGCTGGCCCCGCAAAGCGCCCTTGATCGCAATGGCACGGATGAACCGAACTACACCGGGCAAAGCGAAAACAACGTGGTCAGCGCCGTAGAGGGCTACATGGCCATGCCGCGTGACCAGCGTATCGCCTTCGCTGGCCAGGTGTTCGATCAGGCCCGGGCAGGCGGTGCAGGCTTTGGCAGCGCGGCGGCTGATACCGGCATGTATGCCTTGCGCAACCCTGGGCTGATCGGCAGCGCTTTGACCGAAGCGTTGCCAAGCCTGTTGGTGGGCGGTGGTGCTGGTGGCATTGCCGCCCAGCCGGTGAAGAACTTTGCGGTCAGTCGCTTGGCCAGCACCTTTGCCCAGCGGGCCGCCGAGAAAGCAATCGTGGTTGGTGGCGTGAACTTCGGGGCGGGCATTGCTGGTGGTGCAGGTGAGAACCTGGCCGAGGGCTACAAGAAAACCGGCGATATCGATCAGTCCTACGCCTACAGCCTCAAGCGCACCGTGGCAGAAGCCGCCGTGAACGCCCTGGGCGGCATGCTGCCCATTCCGTTTGCTGCCCGTGGCATTGGTGGGAAGCTGGGCAATATCGCTGTCGAGGGCACGGCCCAGGCTGCTGGTGGTGCTGGTGGTGCGCTTGCCGGTGCCGCCGCCGTGGGCGAAGAAGCGACCGGGGGCGAAATGTTCCTCAATGCGGCCTTGGGCCTCGCCACTGCGCCGCTTGACGTGGCCATGGCCAGCGCCAGTTCGGGCCGACGGTATTGGCAGATCGAACAGGATCTGTCTGCCGTGCAGCGCCTGGGCGACATGGCCGAGAACTCCAAGCTGTTCAAGCGCTCCCCAGCCCGTGCTGAAGCGCTGATCGCGCGCCTGAAAGAGCAGTCCGGCGGCACTGTGGAAAATATCCTGGTACCGGCCGAACAGTTCATGCGCTACTTCCAGGAGAACAACCTAGATCCTGAACAATTCGCCACGGCGGCCACTGGCAATGCTGGCGCCCTGGGCGAGGCGCTGACTTTGGGCGGCGATATCTCGATCCCGCTGGAAAAGTGGGCCTCGGTCATCGCAAAGGATGGTCACCACCGGGGGCTGGAACAGGACATGCGCGCCACCCCTGACGCCATGACCCTGCGCGAGTTGGCCGAATTCCAGCAGCGTGTTCCGGAAGAGCTTGACCGCCTGCGCGACCGCGTTGAACAGGACACTGTTGCAGCTTCGGACCGCCGTGTATTTGAGGACGTGCGCGGGCAGTTGCTGGGCATTGGACGAGAAGCGCAGACCGCCGACCGTGAGGCATCGTTGTATCAATCGGCGTTCCGCTCCCTGGGCGAACGTTCCGGCATTGATCCCTATGACCTGTTCAATCAGTACCAGTTGCGTGTTGGCCGTGACATTCCCGAGGTGCTGCGCAGTCCGGCAAGCGCTGATCAGCTGGATTTAATGCTGGACCGGCTGCGAACCGGTGACATTCCGGACGACGCCACAGTCAACGGCCCGTCGCTGATCGACTTCATCCGCGAGCGCGGCGGTATCAATGACGAAGGCGGCGAGCTGGCCGCCCGTGACGCCGACGTGGGGCGTCGTGGTGCCAATCGTATCGCCAGGAAGGGTGGGCGCAGCCTCGACGATATGGCGACCCAGGCCGCCGAAGCGGGTTATTTCGGCAATGTCGCAACCGCAACGCCCGATATGCTGTTGGCCTCAATCGACAAGGAATTGCGCGGCCAGCGTCAGTCAGCGCCCGGAAACCTTAATCAGGAACAGTTCAACGCCCGGGCAACTCTGGACGACCTGCAGCGCGCTATTGATCAATCAGGCCTCGACCTGAATGCACTGGATAACGCGGCCGTGCGCAAGGCGTTGCTGGGCGATGACGCCGTTCGGTTTGATCAGACAGAAGACGGTGCCCGTGGGTTTATCCAGTTCGGCGCTGACCGCAAGTTCAATATCAAGCTGACCGACAAGGCCAACCTGTCCACGTTCCTGCATGAAACCGGGCATTTTTACCTGGAAGTGATGGGCGATCTGGCAGCACGCGCCGATGTGCCGGACCAGGTAAAGCAGGATTATCAGACGGTCCTTGATTGGTTCGGCGTAAAAGATCGATCCGGCGTTAAGGTTGATCAGCACGAACAGTTTGCCCGTGGCTTTGAGGCATATCTGCGCGAAGGCAAGGCGCCCAGCGCTGCATTGCAGTCGGCTTTTTCCCGATTCAAGGCTTGGTTGACCCAAATCTACCGGGATGCCAGCCGCCTTAACGTTCAGCTCAATGACGACGTGCGCCGGGTGTTCGACCGACTGCTGGCCACCGATGACGAAATCGCCGTAGCCCAGGCCCCGTACCGCAGCCTGTTCACTGACGCACAGACGGCCGGCATGTCGCCCGCTGAGTTCGATGCCTACCGCGCAACCGCCGACAAGGCGGGCCAGGCCGCCGAGGAGCGACTTACCGCTGAAGCGCTGCATGAGCTGAACCGCGAGCAGCAGAAGTGGTGGAAGGAAGCCCGCGGCGTTATGCAGGAAGCGGTGACCAAAGAAGTCGATGCCCAACCCGTTTATCGCGTACAGGATCTGTTGCGCAAAGGGCTGCAAACCGATGGCACCGTGGGGGATCCGGTCAAGCTGTCCCGTGGTCCGCTGGTTGAACGTTATGGCAAGCCAGTAGTGTCCCGCCTGCGCGGCATGACCAGTGAAGATGGGATTCACCCCGATATCGTCGCCGAGCAGTTCGGTTACACCTCGGGCGATGAAATGGTTCAGGCCCTGGTGGGTGCCCGTGGCCGCAAAGAACTGATCCAGGCTGAAACCGACGCCAGGATGCGCGCCGAGTATGGCGACATGCTCAACGACGGCTCACTGGCTGACCGCGCCATTGATGCGGTGCACAACGATGACCGGGCCCAGGTCGTGCGGGAAGAGCTGCGCGCCATTGACCGCCTGCGCCGGCAGGTGGAGAAAGTCCAGCGGGCACAGGATGGAAATTCCCGCGCCTTGCGCGAAGACGCCTACAGCGCCATCCCATCCCTGAAAGATATCCGCACTATTTCCAAGCAGGTGATCGCTGACAAGGTAGTGCGCGATATCCAGCCACACCTGTACTTGAACGCCGAACGCAAGGCGAACCGTGACGCCTTCAACTTCGCCACCAAAAACCGCTGGCAGGAAGCCGCCGAGGCCAAGCAGCGGGAGTTGTTGAACCACTACCTGTACCGGGAGGCGACTGCCGCCCGCAAGGAAGAGGAAAAGATTTACACCTTCATGCGCCGCTTCGAAAAGCCTTCGACGCGTGAACGCATCGGCAAGGCTGGCGCCAGCTACCTGGAGCAGATCGAGGGCCTGCTTGATCAGTATGAATTCCGCAAGGTCAGCGGCCCGCAGGTAGAGCGCCGTCGTAGCCTGGCCCAGTTCGTCAGCGAGCAGGAAGCTGCCGGCAATGTCGTGACCGTCCCGCAGCACCTGATTGAACAGAGCGCCCGGTTTAACTACCGAGACCTGACCTTTGAAGAACTGAATGGCGTGCGTGACGCGGTGGTGAACATCGAACACCTGGCCAAGTTGAAAAACAAACTGCTGAACAGCAAGTACAAACGCGATTACGAGCAGGCCCGTAGTGACCTGATCCGCTCCCTCAATGACAACGTGCCTGTTGATGCGCGAAAGGTCGCCACCTCCGAAAGCAGCGAAACCACCGCCGATAAGGCTTTTGGTGCACTGGCCGGGCTCGATGCCTCGCTTACCCGTATGGAAAACGTGATAAACCGCCTGGACGGCAAGAAAACCAGCGGCCCCTGGCATGAGCTGGTATGGAATCCGCTGGCAGAAGCGCAGGCCAACGAGCGCACGCTATTCAAAAATGGCATTCGCTCCATTGTTGAGCGCTTTGCCGGTATGGATTCCAAGCGTCTGGCCGACCGCTTCTATATAGCCAGCGCTGGGAAGTCGTTCAACCGCCGTGAAATCCTGATGCACGCGCTCAACACGGGTAACGAGTCGAACCGTACCAAGCTGCTCAAGGGCAACAAGCTGAATGACGCGGCACTGGCCGACATGCTGGGGCGCCTGGACAAGCAGGATTGGGATCTGGTGCAGTCGGTGTGGGATTCGTTCGACAACCTCTGGCCTGACATCGCGGCGATGTACAAGCGCCTGTCAGGCGTGGCGCCGCCGCGCATCGAGCCGAAGCCAGTCACCACCGCTTTTGGTGAGTACCGCGGCGGTTATTTCCCGATTATGTACGACCGCAAGAGGGCGGGGGCGCCGCCGGCGGCTGTTGGCGGCGAGTTGTTCAATGAGGGTTTCGAGGGCGCACTACCGTCCAACGGGTTCACCAACCAGCGTAACGACAACGCCAGCGGCCCGCTGCTGCTCGACTTGAGCGCCATCCCCCAGCGCCTGGCCCAGCACGTCCACGACCTGACGCACCGCGAGGCATTGCAGGACGCTCACCGCCTGACCAAAGACCCGCAGATAAGGGCGGTGCTGATCGACAAGCTGGGGCCGCGTGGCGCTGATTCGTTCTTGCCGTGGTTGAAGGCGATAGCCAATGACCGCAACCCGCCAGAAACAGGCAACTTCAACCGGTTCCTCGACGCGGCCAGAACGAATACATCCATCGTGGGCCTGGGCCTTTCCAGCACGACACTGCTGGCCCAGGTAGGCGGCTTGATTCCTGGTCTGCTGTATGTGAAACCCCAGCTGCTTGCCAAAAGCTTGCTCGATGGCATCCGGTCTCCTGTTGAGACGTACCGGATGATCACCGACGCATCCCCGGCAATGCGCTTGCGCTGGGATACCGAGGACGGTCGACTGGCTTCCAGCATGGCCGACCTCATCGGCAAGAACGCATTTTTCCGCAAGCGTGACGACCTGGTCCGGTTCTCGTTCAACCTGCTGGGTTACCTGGACCGTGGGATTTCCGGCGCGATCTGGATGGCCAGCTATCGCGAAGGGCTGGCGGCCGGCAAGGACTCGGCGGCGGCGGCGCTCGATGGCGACAAGGCTGTACGCCTTTCGCAGGGCGGCACCGGGGCAATGGATATTGCAGCCATCCAGCGCAAGGACCAGGGCGCCGCCATGCGCCTGCTGACGATGTTCTACACGCCGTTCAGCGCCTACTACAACCAGAACCGAGACCTTGCCTTTGAGGCCAAGCAGGGTTCGCGCACGGTGGCCAGCGCCGCCGCCGCCATGCTGGCCGTGGCGTTCTTCCAGGGCGTGGTGGGCGATCTGCTCACCGGCAAGGGGCCCGACGAAGATGAGAACACTGCCGCCTGGATGGCAAAAAGTACGCTCGGGTTTGGCGTGTCCGGCTTCCCCGTTATCCGCGACACCCTCGGGGCCGCCCTCAGTGGTCACGCGGGCTCACTGTCTCCAGCCTGGCAAGCGATCAATGCCGGCCGGCAAGCAGGTGCGGCAGTTGCTGGGCTGGCTACAGGTGAAAAGGAAGCTGGTGCGGCGGCCAAGTCGGTCGTCACCGCCGGCGGCTACCTGCTGGGCGTGCCTACCAAACCCTTAACCCGCCAGGGCTCATACCTCTACAACGTCGCAGTGGGCGAGGAAACCCCCGAAGACGCGGCCGAGTTCATCAAGGCCCTATTACACGGCGCCCCGAAAAAATAACAGCGAAGCACCCCACCGAATCCCGCCATTGAGCGGGATTTTTTTTGCCCCCAGGAAAGGAGTCACACCCGTGACCGTCAGCACAATAGGCAGCGTTGCAGAGTTCGATACCAACGGGGTAACCACCAACTACCCGTTTTATTTCAAGTTCCTGGCCAATGAGGATCTGGTTGTCACCTATGTGAATCCGGCCGGTGTCAGTTCCGTTCTCACGCTCGGCACGAACTACACCGTCAACGGCGCAGGCAACGAGCAGGGCGGGAGCATCGTCACTACGTCGGCGCTCGCCGGCCCTGGGCAGTTGATTGTCTCCAGGGAAATGGATGCCTTCCAAAAGACCAGCTTGCGCAATCAGGGGAAGTTCCTGGCGGAAACGCATGAGGATGTATTCGACAAGCTGACCATGCTGATACAGCAGGGTTTCAGCATCTTCAAGCGCGCTCTTACACGTCCTTTTGGGCGTGATTATTTCTACGCGGAGAACAGGCGGATCACGGACGTAAAAGATCCGGTTGAGCCGCACGACGCTGCAAACAAGCTTTGGTCTACCAATTTTTTCACCGCACTACTGGAGAGCGTTAGCGGCCTGGTCAACACGACCACCGGCATTCTCTATGACGCCGGGACGCTGTTCGATTACCTGAAATATGGACTGGCGCGCAGGGTCGATAGCGTTGCCGCGCTGCGCCTGCTGTCGTCGTCGCGCAACCAGCGGGCCCGCACGCTTGGGTATTACGCGAAAGGCGACAAGGGCGGGGGCGATTTCTATGTAGATCCTACTGACACGACCAGTCCGGACAATGGCATCACGGTTATCGTCGGCGTGGACGGTGCACGATGGAAGCTTGCCTATACGGACTTGAATGTAAAGCAGGCTGGCGCTGTGGAAGGTGCTGACATCGCTCCGATATTGAATGCTATCGGTGCAATCCTGTATGCCGACGGCGGTGAAACCTGCAAGATCACTGGCACATATAAGCTTGGTCAAAAGGTCAATCTTTACCCAGGTGTTTCCCTTATAGGTGCCGGATCGGGGCGCAGGAACCGCCTTGAAGTGACACATAGCGGGATCGGGTTTGAAACGTACAGGCCGGCCGGCTACCTTCCAGGCTTGTGCCTCGATTCCAACGTCAAAGGGCTTACTATTGTTGGGCTTGGTACGGGGACAGGAGTTTGCTTCTCTGTCCGCAATGCGATGCAGTGCACGTTCAGCAAAAATGAAATAGCCAACTTCTATATCGCGTTCTCGTGGAACATCGGGCACACGCCCTCTGTATTTGTGCAGTCATTCTTGAACGAGGTATCGCACAACATCATCAAGCCATGCGGGATCGGCCATTACTTTGGCGGTGCTGCAAACAGGAACACGTTTTACAACAACAGCATTTCGGATAACCAAGTTGCATATGATTTCTCACAGCCGAATAACTGGTCTGAAACAAACATGTTTATCAATGAGAATATTGAGGGGTGCCACACCTGGGCTGAGTGGAGCGCTTCGGTTTACTCCCAGACATGGGATGGCTTGACCATTGAAAACCCATCCACAAATGGTTATGTGTGCACCATAAAAGACCCTGGCCGGCAGGTGATGACTAACCTGTCAGTAATCCCTCTCGGGGACGGTGCCGCTATTTCGAAATACAACTTGAACTCTAAACCATCGATGATTTTGGGTTCGTCAGGGAGTAGCGGTACAAATCGCCTGGGTTTCAGTCTCAATGAAACGCTGGATATGTATGACATCATCCAGCACCACACGCACCACGCCAGCGCCTCATATGCAGGCACGATCAATGCTGGAGCTATAGCTACGTTTGACATAACACTATCTACAGCACTGTTGAATGACCGCGTGGATGCTTATGCTTTAAGGTCTTTGTTCGGGTGTATACCTACGGCACATGCAGGGAACGGCGTCGTCCATGTGATAATTTCCAACCCTACCAGCTCAAACATCGTGATCCCTTCCACTGAAATATCAGTGATACTAAAAAGGGCGTTCTAACAAGTCTGGGCCCGGCGCTGTCGGGCCCTTCCGGTTATGCCGAAACCGTCTTGGTTGGCAGGCGTTTATGCAGAGCATCCCTGAAAATATTGGATAGCTTTTGCTCAAGCAGATATTGGGAGGCAGCAGAAACCGAGACGCATAGCACCACTGAAAATGCGAAGTACCCCCATGTGTGCGTATAAGCGCTGAATCCAATTGAGCCGACAGAGTGATCCATAACCGACCTGGTTAGAAAGTGCGTCAGATAGAGTGAGTAAGATATTTTCCCGAGCCAAATTAGAACCTTGGGCGATTTGATGTGCACGGTTTTACTGCATATAGCCAGCGCCAAAACCATGAGTGCCAATGGTCCACCCCAGTTAGTGATCCCATGGGTAGACGCAGGTCCAGAATAATTAAACCAAATCACCAGCGCTATGCTAGATACAAGAAGGTTTACAGCAACGACCTTGCTACTGATTGATATATGCTTTGATAGATATAGGTACCCGATCAGCGCACCCGCCACAAATTCCAAGATAATTGGATTTGTCATTAGGTTTAAGTAGTTGAAATCAAAACTATAGTATGTGAAAGGGTTTGTGGAAAATGTCCGTGTCATTACGGGGATTAACACTACTGTCAGCGCTATCCAGGTGAGCATTGCGGCGAGGCGGAATCGCTTGAAAAGCAACGACACTGCAAACACTGCATAAAAATACATCTCGAAATTCAATGTCCAGCCGAGTGCAAATACCGGCTCAAAGTAAAGCGGTGCCATTTCCTTGACCGGGATAAAGGTCAGGCTTTTCAAGAGCGCAGTTAGGTTTTCAGTGCTGCTGAAATACGCCAGCCCCGAATAAGCGATGAAGATCCATAGCAGAGAGACGACTGCATAGGTTGGCCAGATCCTTGAGAACCGGCTGATTGCAAAGTTCTTCACGTCATCAATGGTCCCCGTCGCTTTGCGGGTCGAGTAAACCATGATGAAGCCGCTGATGATGAAGAACAGATCCACACCCATTGCTCCAGGCAAAAGCGCGCTCTCTATCAGCGGATAGCTGGGTGAGTCTCTCAGGTAGTCCGCTGCGTGACACAGCACGACCAGCATAGCGGCTATTCCTCTAAGCGCTTGAACCCAGTCAAGCCTTCCCTGTTCCATGCTCATGATCAGTATCCATTTTCCAGTTCTTGATTTTGGTTTTACGCGTGATTAACTTTGCGCCGGAACTCGTCTCGCTGTTCGTCGGTCATGCCTTCCCGAAGCGCATCAAGATAGTCCGCATACCACTGCACCATCTTCTGGCGCTGCGGCAGGTAGATCGCTTTGTCATACACGCCTTTGAGTCCGGCTTTCTTGTGGGCCAGGTGCATGTCCCGCCAGTTTTCGTCCCAGCCAAATTCGGATAGCAGTGTTTCGCAGGTGTGCCGGCTGCCATGGCCTGTCATCCGCCCTTTGTACCCGATCAGTGCAAAGCACTTGTTGATCGATGCGTCTGAAATAACCGGCACCTTCTCGCCCGATGATGGGAACAGGTAGCGGGACCGGCCAGTAAGCCGTTGCAGATCCCTGATCAGCTCAACAGCCTGAGTGGGTAGCGGCACAATGTGGTCACGCCGCATTTTCATCTTGACGCCTGGCACTGTCCACAGGCCCGCATCAAGATCAACTTCGGACCATTCCGCCCAGCGCGTCATACCTGGCCGTGACGCGGTCAGAAGGGTCAGCCATGCTGCAGTTCGAACGATTGTGCCGCTGCGTGATTCAACCAGCGCCCTCAAGAACTCTGGCAGTTCCGACTCCAGAAGGTGTGGGTACTGCGATTCCTCTGGCGCCTTTTCGGCAATGTCGATCAAGTTGCTGGCCGGGTTGTTCTCGGTCATGCCCTTGGCGATGGCCAGGCCAAAGATCTGATTCACCCACACGCGCACCTTCTCGGCGGTGTTGTGGGCACCGCGGCTCTCGATGCTTGCCTGGAGGTTGGCGCAATCCGCCCTGGTGATTCTGCTCAGGGGCTTGCTACCAAGGGCCGGGAGTATGTCGTTGTTAAGCGCGCCATTGATTCCGGCCAGGGTCTTTTCGGCGCGGCCATCTTTGATCTTTTTATCAAGCCATAGATCGGCGGCGGCTTTGAACGTGTTCGCTTCTGCTGCATCCCTGGAAGCCTTCAGCGTCGCCTTATGGGTGATAGGGTCTACACCTTCGGCATTGAGCCTCCGCGCTTCCTGCGCTTTCTCCCTGGCCTTTTTGGCCGTCACGTCCGGATAGGCGCCCAGTCCGTGCCATCCCCATTTGCCGTTGGGCTTCTTGAATCGAAGCTCCCAGCGTTTACGGCCCGTGCTGCTGACCACGAAATAAAGCCGGTCTATTCCATAGTTCTCGCGGTATTCCTTTGCCTCTGGCTCAAGGGAAGCCAGCACCGTGTCGGCCAGTGGCCGGCGCTTTATCTCGGTTCGTTTCAT